GAATGAATATCCATAGATGTCATCAGCGACATCTTCGATCACATCGACATACCGAAAGATGTCCGTGAGGTCATTCTGAATACCATCAAGCTTGGTATCGTACTTTAGTTTGGGGAATTGCTCGAAAAATGCCATGATTAGAATCTAAAGATATCCCTGACCTCATTCTTCAGGGAGTCTAATTTTTTGTTTACCGATTTCTTGAAATTGCCTTGTAGTGAATTAAGAAAACCAACATTACCTGCACCGATTAGATCTGGATTTTGTCCTTCCAGGTTTTCGATATCTTCTCTGGTCAGAACCTTTTGTTCTTGGAATGAAATTGAAATGTCCACTGAGAGTGGTGCGGTATCTACTCTCCATGAATTATTTTCACTATTGAATGCGGTATTCACGCTAGTGAGATAACACTTGTGAATCTTCGGGATATATTGATTTAGGGTTTTATCTCCCTTCAGAAATTTTATCTCCCATACAGGTGGATACCTCAAGGTGATCAAACCCGCTCTTGATGCGTATATATTTCTTCGGAATGCATTGTAGATATTCTTGACGGTCATTGATTCTTGCTGAGACGTTGCAATCATCTTGAATTCAAAAGAAAAGGTCCGAAGACCATTCCCAGTAAATGCCGTATTGATTCTGGGATCCATGATAACCTTATTTCCGAATTGAATCTGTTGTCCAATATCTGGGCCCATTGCACTACTAAGGGCAGCAACAGCATCCTGTGAAGAGGCTTTTTCTAATTTACTAGCCGCTTCTTTTTTAAGTGTATCTATTACATTACCACCTTCACCAGCCTTCTTTGCAGCCGCATTGACATTATTTTGTGTTAACTTTGAAAGAAACCTATCCTTAGATATTTCACCATATGAACCACTATCAGCAAATGTGATACCACCAGGACATGGAAGGAAGATGTTAATTTTACTTCCCTCTTTAGTATTTTGTGAAGTCACTATTTCTCGTCGTCCGGCCTCTGTCGTGGCCTGGAGAGCTGTTTCGCCAGCCTTTTTAAGTGAATCACCTCCCTGCTGATTTTCCGTGCAGGAGAATTGAATCGTGGGTCGATCTTTGTATGCCTCATCTTTAAGATTTGATGGAAAGACTAATAACATAATAGTGGTGGTAATAAATATCTTTATCCTTATTTATATGGCATATTCAGGTAAATTCCGACCAAAGAATACGAAAAAGTACCGTGGTGATCCCACGAAGATCTTCTACCGATCTCTGTGGGAACGTCAGGCATTTCGTTGGTTGGATGACCAAGAAGATATCTTGGAATGGAATAGTGAGGAGGTCGTGATTCCATACCGGTGCAAGACAGACGGTAGACCACACCGATACTTCATGGATCTGTACATCAAGTTCAAGACTGGTCAGGTCTATCTTGTAGAGATCAAACCCAAGAAGCAGACACAACCACCAAAACAACCCAAGAGACAGACCAAGAGGTATCTCACGGAGGTGATGGCCTATGCCAAGAATACCTCCAAGTGGGATGCAGCAAAAGATTATTGTGAGAATCGTGGATGGATCTTTCAGGTCTGGACAGAAGATACCCTCAAGAAATTAGGCATTCGTATCCTGACCTGACCTATAAATAGAGAAAATGCCATCGTATCTCGAAAATCTAAAAAGACAGGCTTCTCGTCAGGGACTTGAACCTCGAAGCAGGAAATCACTGGAATGGTTTCGCCAGAGAGTACAGAATATCAAGAGTGTCAACCGAAAACAATTGCTTGATGATGAGGCACTGGAGGAAAGACGCCGGACCTCATTGGGTAAGATGTACATGTTTCGGTATCAGGCAAAACACAAGGATACCCTTCCATACTATGATAGATTCCCACTGATCTTTATGGTCGATCCTGCACCAAAAGGTTTCTATGGAATCAATCTGCATTACCTGCCACCTACGATTCGAGCAATATTCTTTGACAAGCTCTTGGATGTTGCGAACAATGATAAGTTTAATAGTAAGACGAAACTCAAGATCTCGTATGATATACTGAATGGCGTGACGAAATATAAAGAATTTCGACCATGCTTTAAGAGATACCTCACGGCATATATGCGATCACAACCAATCTTTGTTCCCGCCAGTGAGTGGGAAGCGGTTCTCTTTCTACCATCTGATTCATTCATTGGTGCCAAGAGAGATTTCGTCTGGAGAGAATCACGTAAAATCATCAGAGGATAACAACCATGGCTCTTCTTAATCAACTCAAAAATATTGTCAATCCAAACACAATCGATGACTTCAAATCGTCGATTTCCAAACACGGTGGTCTTGCCAAGACAAATAGATTTGCCGTGATTATCACACCACCACAGCAGACACTCCTGAACCTGGATCTACAGGAGATTGCGAGATCTGCCCTCAGTGGTACATTCTCCCTGGGTTCTCTGGTCAATGATCCACGAGACATGGCATTGCTGTGTGAATCGACCTCCCTTCCGGGCAGACAGATCACGACAGTAGATTATGCCTCGAATCAGGATTGGTTTACAACAAAGATTCCCTATGGGTATTTGACCGACGAGGTATCAATGGTATTCACTCTGACAACCGATTATTACATGCGCAAGATTTTTGATCGTTGGCAGGCATCGATTGTGAACAAAAACAATTACTTGATCAATTACGAGAGCAAATATTATTCTGATGTCATAATTCAACAGCTTGACGAAAAGAATCTACCGACCTATGGTGTCAAGCTTCGTAATGCATTTCCAGTCACAGTTCAATCTGTGCCATTGGATAATAATGCCACGGATCAATACCAGAAACTATCAGTGACCTGGGCATATGAAGATTTCGAGGAACAGGGATCACTTAAGACATTGATAAATGGTGTTAGAAATCAAGTTGTAGGTAGTCTACGACGTCTCATATAATAATCAGAAAATAATATTATGCCACTACCAGTACTAGAAACTCCCACATATGAACTGACAGTCCCCTCTACTAAGAAGAAGGTCAAGTTCCGTCCCTTCTTGGTCAAGGAAGAAAAGATCCTGATGATTGCCCAGGAGACGAACGATCAAAAAGCAATGCTCGGGGCAATGAAAGATATCATCGAGGCATGTACCTTTGGTGAACTGAACGGTAACAATCTTGCAATCTATGACCTAGAATTCATCTTCCTAAAACTCCGTGGTAAAAGTGTTGGTGAAAACGTCGAATTATCACTCAAATGTGATGACTGTGAACACCCAAATCCTGTGAATATCAATGTCGACAATATCAAGGTGAAATATCCCAAGAAAAAGGTGAATAACAATATCAAGTTGACTGATGACATTGGCATTACCCTGAAACATCCATGTGTGAATGACCTTGATAAACTCAGTGGTGCTGATAGTACAATCGACGAGATGATGTCTATGATTTCAATGGGCATTGATTCTATCTACGACTCAAACCAATCACACCATCATAGTGATATCATACCCAAAGAAATGAACGACTTCATCGATTCATTGAACAGAAAACAGCTTGAGTCGATCACAGAATACTTTGAATCGACACCAAAGGTCAGTGAATCGATCAAATTTGAATGTCCTGAGTGCGGAATGAAGAATGAGAAAATCGTTGAAGGAGCTCAATCTTTTTTCTAATATCCCTTTCCCATGATAATCTAAAGAATTACTATAATACTCAATTCTTTCTGCTACAGAATTATAAATATAGTTTGACAGAGCTCGATAGTATGATGCCGTGGGAAAGGGAAATTTACATGTCTCTGTTGCAAAATCACCTCCAAGAAGAGGAAAACAGATTAAAACAGGAAACATGATATGGCTTTAGAAGGCACAATCGATACTCTACGAGAGCAAAACAAAACCCTGGGGGACATCTTCACCCAGGGTAGTCGCATTGAGGAGAATGAAAAAGATCAATCTGGTTTGATCACGAATCTGATTGGTGTATTGACGGGTAACGACCTTAAGAATGAAGAGGGACGAAGAGAACAGGTCGGTATCTTCAATCGAATCTACAAGGCCATTAAAAATCTTGATATCCAATTGGGTACAAATGTGGTTGATTCAACTCAGGGTTTCATAAAGAAATTACTCAAGGCTTTCTTTATATTCGACCTCGTTGCACTTCCAGGAAAGATCGCCATGAAGTTCACAGAACTCATTAAGGCGATCGGAAAAGCCATACCTAAATTGGTAAACTTAGTAAAGGTTGGGTTTACGAAATTCATCAATACAGATTTTGTTCTAAAGATCAGATTGATCTTCATTGATGCAATTGAAAAGTTAAGAAAGAAATTTCCCAAAACATTTAAGGTATTTGATAGGATTGCTGATATCTTCCGTGGAATTGCAAAGGGTACAAAATCAATAGGAAAATTTGCTGGAGCTGGTGGTAAGGGAGTACTCAAGGTATTCTCAATAATTGGTAAGGTATTTGGATTCGTCGTAAAGTTTCTCTTCAAACCACTCACAAATGCATTTGCCCTTGTGAAACAGGTCAAGGGACCAATGAAGAGTGCCATGAAATTCTTTGAAGTATTGAAACCATTTCTACATCCATTCAGACTCTTGTTCAAATTGATACTCAAACCACTTGCAATTATCACGGCAACAATTGCTGGTATCAGAGGATTTATGAAGGGATTCGAGGAAGGTGGCATTCTCGGTGGTCTTAAAGAAGGATTCTTAGCGATTGTAGAGGACCTCATTGGTGGTCTAATTGATCTGGGTGCCAAGGGAATCGGTTGGGTTCTCAAGAAACTAGGGTTTAAAGAACTTGGTGAGAAGTTCAGTAACTTTAGTTTTTCTGATATGTTGCGTGGTATTGGTGATTGGTTTACAGTCACATTACCAGAATGGGTCAAGGGCAAGATAAAGGCGATCAAGGATTGGTGGGCGGAATGGACTGCAGCAAGCCCATTTGGTGCAGTCCTTGATAAGATTATTGATGTTGTGACATGGCCCTTTAAAAAGATCGGTGGTTTTTTCAAGGGTGCATTTGATTATGTCGTGGGTCTCTTTGGTGGTGGTGAAGGCGATGCAGATAAAAAGGAAAAGGAAGGCGGTAAAGGTATTCTACCAAAGATTGGTGAAGCATTTACCTTCATAGGTAAACTCATAGCATGGCCCTATAAAAAGATCTTTAGCTTCTTCAAGGGTGCGTTTGATTATGTTGTGGGTCTCTTTGGTGGTGGTGAAGGTGAAGAGGCAGAAGATGGTAAGGGTATTCTACCAAAGAAAGAAGGCATGTTTGATGCCGTATTGGATATATTCACGGCAATACCAGCGAAGATCAAAGATTTTTTCACCAAAGCAAAAGATTGGGTGATGGAAAAGATAGGTAAGCTTAATCCATTCTCAATGTTTGGTGGTGATGATGATGAAGAAAAAGAAGTTGTTGAACGCACAAAAGTAGTCAAGAAATCCAGAAGTAAGCTCGATCAATTAGAACGGGGTTTGATGAATAGTGAGCGCAGGCGCCTTAGAATGAACACAAAGCTCAGCAGAGAAGATATTGAATCGAATCTAAAGCTTCGGAAAGAATCGGGTCAATTTAGGAAACGAGCAGAAGATATACTGGAGAAACAGGCCGCTGCCGAAAAAGAAGTAATCAGTAAACCTAATAAGATTGAGCAAGATGCAATAGAGAAATTGCAACGACAAAATTATAACATCACTCATGTCAATGACCGTATGCGCAGGGGTGATACGGTATTCGATAAAAAAACAGCCGCTAACATCATTGGTGCGCGTGAAGACCATATGTCCCGTAATATGGCATTAATGAAAGATCTAACAGAGGGTAATAGTGAGACAAGGAGACGTGCCTTAGAAGAGATTAGAGAAAGGGAACGTCAAGCAGAAGAACAACGGAGACGTCGTGCTGCTAGACCAAGTCTAGCAGATCAAATAGACCAGATGTACAATAACACATCCTCTACAGATAATTCTATGGTGATTAATAATAATTTGGGTAATAATGATTCTCTACAGAGTATTAATAGAGTGACCATGCACGGTAAGGTTCTTGATTTTTGATACTAAAAACCCTGTCCCGATTTCTCAGGACAGGGTTCGTGGAGTGAATCAGACTAACTCTGTGCCAACTTTGCAAAGTAGCTCAGAGTCTCTTCATCATCCTCTTCTTGTTGCGCAACCTGCGGTTCCGGTGCACTCACAGGTTCAGGGGCTGGGGCAGACTTAGTAACCGGTGCGTCTGCAGTGTCACCCTGGTATGAATCCGCCAGAACCTCATCACCCAAGACCTCATGGAGTTTCTTGGAGAGTTCGGC